ATCTCGTTATCGAGAATACCTTTTACTTGTCCTGAATCCATAGCCAAACCCTATAGGAATTTTGCTTATTATACAACCCATTTAGTGTTTATTGGTATATTTGATGACCACGAATCTGCTGACTCGTCAAGTGTTATTGCGAGATAACGCATCGAGTCTGAGGCGTGGCTGCACCAATTATGAAGTGGTTTATCATAATAAACATCTTGTTTCTCGTTGTACTCACGTCTGTAATTACGTAGAGCATTAACACCCTGCTTAGTCTTTTCCTTGTCAAACCAGCAACGTGGAAGCAACCTACGTACTGCTTGTATCCCATCGGCTACCGAGAGTCTAGGTGCTACCGTTATCTCTAGTCCTGCTTCTTGGAGGACTTCCTTGCGACTCTTGCCTGTCCCCAGTTCACGGACTTCAACGTCATGTGGTAGGTACTGGTCGAAACGCTCATATCTATTTTCTTTGAGCCAATTGACATACCAATCAAGCCCAACCCCGTGGTTTTCCACGAAATCAATGAGCCTGACTTCTTTGCCAACCAGTTGAGCCACCCACAAGCAAGTAGAGTCACCCATACCCAAATCCCAAGCCACATAAGACTTGCAAAGATCATCACGGTCAATAGTGGTGATACGATTCTTTTCCTCAAGATCGTTGATAATCTGCCCATAATATGACCCCTCTACGGCTGAGTTAAAGTTACATTCAAACTCTTGTTGATACTTGTCCTCGCCCATCTCAGCACGAGCGTCATTTAATTCTTTCTCGCTAAGAACACCTGTATCACTAGCTTTAAACTCTAGCAACGCCCAACCTTCTGTCTCCTCTGCTCGATCTCTGAAGTCAGCAAAGTGATTGCGACCTTTAGGCGTACCAATAAACAAGCACCAACCTAGTCTATCCGCTAGAGCTGGTCTAATTACTTCGTTCCAGATTTTCGGGTTTTGATCCCCAATCTCGTCAAGCACCACCCCATCGAAATACTGACCACGTAAAGAATCGGAATTGTCAGAGCCATAAAGACTAATACGCCTGCCCCAAAAATCCACCCTAAGCTCTGATATGTTAGCCGTAGCACCCAGTGGACGAGTGAACTCAAGAAGGTAATCCCAAGCCACACGCTTAGACTGAGCATAAGTAGGAGCAATATAAGCAAATCTCGGATTAGGCTTATCACATTCAATTGCAGCCTTTATAAGATGATTGATGGCACTTACAGTTTTCCCCATCCTTCGATGAGCTACGACTACTGTAAAGCGATGGTTGTCTATTGCCTCATGAATTAATAGCTGCTGATCACGAGGCTTGTAAGCGATCTCGATTACTTCATCCATGTTACTTTATGCTGAATGGCGCCACCATCAACACCTGAATGTTCCTGCTTCTGCGTTTCAGCCCATCTCATCTGAGCCTTAGTCCACCATATCAATGCAGTCGTATCACCGCCTTGCGCCTTATTAAACAGCGTCTTAGCTATCTGTGCGCTTGCTTTAGCCTTACCTACGTCTAACTCAGTCCGATAATGTTTACGTAATGTTTTATCGTCAATGCCAATCAATGCCCCTATGTGCTCATGAGGCAACCCAAGACCAGCCGATGTTTCGACTAATCTCTTGTTTTCTGCGTTTGGAATATGCTCATTCATTTTATTAAGGGGAAATGTTAATCATTCGTTAATAATACAGCCTGTTTTCCTGTGAAATCTTCCCATCTCTTTACTATTACATCACAGTATTTAGGGTCTAATTCCATAAGCCTAGCGTAACGACCATTTTTTTCTGCCGCTAATAATGTTGTTCCGCTACCGCCAAAACTATCCAAAACAATATCGCCGCCTTTTGTATTATTCATCATTTGGTATTCAAAAAGCGCAACTGGTTTCATTGTTGGATGTTCACCATTTCTGCTTGGTTTATCAAACTCAATAATAGTTGTTTGTTTTCTATCTGTTGACCAAAGGTGTCCTGCTCCTTCTTTCCAACCATAAAGGCATGGTTCATGCTTCCAATGATAATCTTGCCGCCCCATAACCAAAGTTGATTTTTTCCAAATAAGGCATTGTCTAACTTTCCATCCTGCATCATGAGCCGCGCCGCGAAAGTTATATCCTTCTGTATCTGCATGCCAAATATAAAATACAGCACCCGCTTTCATTACAGTATCAGCAGTTACATAAGCGTCACGTAGAAATTGTCTAAATTGATCATTTCCCATGCTGTCATTTAGAATTTTTAAAGCGTCTTTTGTTCCACCTTCATAAGCCACGTTATATGGAGGATCAGTTAACCACATATCAACAGGCTGACCATCGCAAAGTTTTTCCATATCTGTAATGCTGCATGAATCTCCGCACATCAATCTATGCTTGCCAAGTTGATAAATGTCACCAAGTTTTGTAATTGGTTCATCCGGCACATCAGGAACAGCATCTTCATCCGTTAGCCCATCTACCTGCTCTGGTTCCATTAGCGCATTTAACTCATCTGCGTTAAAGCCCAATATATCTAATGAGAATCCGTCTTTAAGTAGCTCATCTAGCTCAATAGTTAGCAAAGTAGTATCCCAATCAGCATTTAACGCTAATTTATTGTCAGCTATTACTAATGCTTTACGTTGAGTATCGGTTAGATGGCTTAGTTCTATTGTCGGTACTTCTTCCATCTTTAGCTTTCTAGCAGCCATAAGCCGACCATGTCCAGCTATGATGCTATTGGTTCCGTCTATTAGTATTGGATTAGTCCAACCGAATTCTTTGATGCTAGATGCTATTTGAGCAACCTGTTCGTCAGAATGTTTGCGGCTGTTATTGACGTAAGGAATTAAATCCTCAACCTTGCGATATTTAACTTCTATTTCCATTGCACTACCTTTCTGGTGTCATGCGTAGTAATTACTATATACATCTGGACGATTAGTCCGTATCCATTCTCTCGGTTCCTCGTGGCACTTCTGGAAGTTCGTTCCTACCGTTTGCGATCCTGCGTGATGAACATAAGCCCTGCTCACGAAATGCTTGAACCCTGCTTTAGATAGATCATCACAAATAATATTATCAGAATACCAATTAGTGCTAGGGAATCTTGCTGTCTCAAACGCCTGTTTACTTACGTAAGCGAAAATAGGCGCAATGACCCCTGTTTCCTTGATGTGATCTTCTGACTCGTATTTTACCCCAATGACATTATCATTAGCGCAATAACTACGAATATTTTGATGCCAAAGTACATAGTCACTTCTAGCTCCCACAAATCCTACGTTTTCAAAGTTTCGCTTTAACAGCCTTACATCTTCTTCTAGCTTTAGATAAGTCGTTGGTGTTATGACAACATCGTCATTGGCTATGATGATCTCTTTGTAGCCATCACTAAAAGCCTTGTCCATTGCTGCGTTATAAGCGTCACCAAAGTTTGTAGCTGCGTTGTACATCCATGTGTGTACAAGTTCAGCGTCCTCAGTATTTTTACTGGATAGATATACAGGTATGTACGGACAATAAGTCTCTAAGCTCGATAGCAGGACTTTTAATCCTGTGTTTATTGTCGAACAGATTACGATAGCTTGCATTGTAAATTCCTGCGACTGTAAAGTTAAAACTAGTCAACTGTAAACTTAAAAGTCTGAGAACTAGAAAAAGGATTCCCATCGCTTTTACAAATACAACTTCCTAATTCTCAGGCTTGTTAGCTCTTTGTTAAGAATCTAATACGCCAGGTATGTGCATAACCCTGTATTTTGTTTCAATCTTTTTATAAGGATATTTCATTAACTGCTCAACAACTCTCCAATCATGACCATAACCATCAACCCATACAATGCCAAGATTTTTTTTATGAGCAATACAAGATGTACCAATACCGCCTAATTTCAATTCTACAATTCGTCTAACATCATCAATATAATCATCCCACCACAACCAGTCAGCATCTAAATTATTAACTATAGATTGTAAATGCCCATCTCCAAAAATATCATCTGAATCTAAATACGCAATGTAATCGTAAGAAGCAGCAGCTATTCCAACATTTCTAGGATGCCCGCTAAATAAATTACATTTAGGTAAAACTTCAAGACATTTAACAGGATACTCAGAAGCTATTGCTTTTGTTTCATGACAACCATCAGGAATTATAATTAACTCACCAATTTTTTGTTTTAAAAAACTGTCAATGGCTCTGCGTAACTTTACTTGCCTATCTGTTGCAGCGGTATTGTAGTAACCTAAATAACAAGGCATAACAACGCTAATCACTATTTCACCTTTATTTCTTTTTTGCTTTGCTTTTCATGGTACGTGAGCCACGCATCGGTAGGCTGATCTCAATCTCCAGCTTACCGTTCTTCTTACCTTTTTCTTCCATTATGCAACCCTTACCGCCTTTGCACTCACCACCCTTACATTTAGGACAAGATTTCATGCCTTTCATTTCTTCACCTTTTTAGCTGTTTTAGCTGCTTGTTTAAAATCTGCTTTAGTTGGCGCACCTTTAGTACCAGGCTTATTCATCTTCTCTCCTGAACCCTCTGCTATGCGCTTACGTTTTGCGTGAATATTACTGTACAAGCCTGTTTTCATTTCTTCCCCTTCTTCTTAGCTGCTCTCCCTTCGGATAACATAATTGCGACCGCCTGTTTCTTAGACTTCACTACAGGGCCACCTTTACCAGAGTGCAAAGTGCCTTCTTTAAACTCGTTGTACACCTTACTCATCTTTTTCTCTGATTTCGTTTTCTTCATCATTTAAGATTTCCTTTACTTGTTCAAGTAACTCTTGTTCAGTAACTCCATACTTTCTTTCAAACGCTTTACGTCCCATCCCATGATAGCCATCGTTTCCTCGATGATGACTTGGGCAAAGCCCCACTGTATTAAAATGATTGTTCCTAACGCCAAGACCTAATCCTATTCCTCTAACGTGATGAATTTCAACTCCACCATCTCCAGGATACCCTAACAATTTACAAATAGGACAAGGAAGTTGAGCTACCTTATTTAAATATTCTATTTCAGATTTTTTCACAAGTATTTCCAAGACTGCAAGTATCTTATTTTTTCAACACATCCCATAGATACATTGAATTTTTTAGAAAGTTCTTTTAATGGAATATTAGAATATTTAACTTCTTTTGCTTGCCATTCTTTTAACTTTGAATTTCCTATTTTTTCGCCTTGCTGCCAAGTGCCATGCAATAATTTATCTGCATGATTATTTTTTCTTGTATCCCATCTTAAATTCTCAACCCTATTATCTTTTCTATTTCCATTGTTATGGCAACATTCCATTCCATCAGGTTTTTTACCAATAAATGCCTCAAGAACTAAAACATGAACTAAACATTGTTTTCTACTATCTTGAGTTGTTAAATTAACTACATGATATCCATTATTATGGTTAATTTTTTTTAATAAATTTCCACCATATATACGTAACCCAAAATTAGTTTTACCTTCTCTTGTCTTGGATCGTACATTTCCTAAATTTGAAACTTCATAGTAATCATCAAGATTAACTACATTTTTCCAAATTTCATTCATTGTTATTTCCTTCATGATTAAAGCAAATTATACAACCTATATCTGCTACTTTCGATAAATATTCTTTGTCTGATTTCTTCATTGTCTTTTTGTTAATGCCTATTTATTGAGCAGTCACAATTCTCATGTACAATAGTTTTACAGCGTGGGGCTGTGTTTATATGGAGAAATTTATGATTACAATTACTGTTGGCGATATGGTTATTTATGTTGAGTCCGATGATGTTGTTGAGTTCGAGGACGATGTTGAGTTTGAAGATGATGGCATCGAGTACGATGAAGAAGGCATAGCTTGGTCTTTCGATGAAGAAGAAGAAGTTTGGTACTACTACTCTGAAGATGACAATGAGTGGTACGCAGACGAGTTCGATTACTTTGAAGATGAAGTCTAAAACGTAGATTTATCTACAAACCGATTAGAGGCTTCCTGAGAACGCCAGACATCCACCCTAGCCTGAGCCGCTATGAGCATCCATCGTAGCGTCTCAGCCTTTTCTACAGCATCCCTAAGCCCATTTAATACCTCTTGATACTCTGGATGAGCATAAGCATCAGCTTCCTTCTCTGCCATCGTATTTTTCATGCTATTTTGAAAACATAACGCTTTCTTAGTCTTACGGAATTCTGACAAGTAAGTAACGTCAGCTTTAGCCTTAGCGTATTCCTTCGAGTGTTTGATTATGTAATCTATTGCTGCGTGCGGATCATTCATGTCTTATCAATCCTTTAATTAACTCTACTGCCTGTTCTGGACTTGTGACTACGGCAACTTGTCCTTTCCAGTTGTAATGCCAGATGACTTGATCTGGTGTTAGCTTCCATGTTTTGCTACCGTCTTTTACCTCAAGCAGGAAATTGTACTTAACGTTAAATCTGGTTACTCCTACCAGTAAATCAGGACAGCCTTTACCTACTGCGTGTAGATGCTGAACAGTCCACCCCTCAGCTCGCAATGCCTTTACGACTTGAGCTTGATTATCGTCCACCCTTTTATACGTCATTATTTCCTCTTGCTTTAATTGCATCAGCAGCAGACTCAAATGCAGCTATCGCTAATTTGCTATGCCACGCAGTTAAATCTAAACAAATATTAGCGCAAGCCTCACGTTCTATTTCTAATAATTTTTGTATATGCTCTATTCCGCAAATAAATATATCGTCATCTTCTTGATCAAATCCTGCATCAATAGCCATACGGATAATTTCATCTTTAGTCATTATTTCCTCTTGCTCGGATAGCTTCGCCGTATTGCCAGCCAGCAAGACCATCAGGAAGGTCATCGTCCAAGTCATCACACAACTTCGCACACGCTTCACGCTCTCCTTCAACGCCTTTGACTAGCGACTTAGTCCAGCTCTCCGCAATCTGCCAATCAAGCTCTGCCAGCAGATCTTCCGTTGTTTCGCCATGTCCGGTGGCGTAGCCTTTCTGCATCATCCATTGCGCCACCTTTTCGCGTTCTGCTGCTGCGACTAGGGTGGCAAATTGTTTTAAAGCGTAATGTTGACCCTCAGCCGGATACGGTAAAAACTCACCTATCATTTTATTTAGTTCTTCGTCAGTCATTCCTTCCCCCTTGCTCGGATAACGTTGGCGCACTGCCCGCCACACTCATGCCAATTTTCTTCACACACCCTCGCACACGCTTCACGCTCTATTGCTACAGCATCACTAACTAACTTCACAACCCATGCAGGTACTTGCCTATGCCCTGCCAGCTCTTCTATTTCTTTACTTGTCACGCCAATCTCCTTTTAAGCCTCTGTTTCCACGCTCCCACTGCTCTCTACAGTCCTTCTCTAGCTTATCTGCTGCGTTATTACCTCGCATCTTACGTACTAGCTGTAGGTATTCTGATGACTTGTTTCTGTCCTGCGCTCTCCATCGTAATACAACCCAAACTTCAGTTTTGTGCCTGTATTCCTCGCTGTGTGTATCAACTAAATCATCCACGAAACTTTCCTAGGTTATCAAAGTCCATAGTCGCACCGCCAAAAGTATCTATAAACTGCTGGCTACCTGAATGGTAATAAAGTGAATACCATTCCTGAGCTTCACCGTTCCTTTGCTTCTCGCACATTAGATAAGCGTCAGGTAAATCCTCCTCGTACTTGTCTCCATTGCGCCTACGATTCTCTTTCTGCTTATTTCGCCACATGATGAACACGTTATCAACCTGATCTGTAATAGCTCCAGTACCTTTGATGTCGTTCTTGTTAGGCTGCACTTCTTCAGACTGTAACTTGCGGATATGGTGGATTAAATGAATGTGCACGTTATGATCCCTTGCCAATGCAGTTAGCTCATCCACAAAGTATTTCTGCTCGTTGAAATTATCCTCAGCATTACAGACCTTCATTAATGAGTCAATAAAAATATGTTCAACTCCTAACTCTACAGCGCAGTATCTAGCCATAGCAATAGTCTGATTAGGCGTAGTAGAACCTTGCTGATCGTAGATGTATAGATGCTCACCTGCGAACTGGTTAAATCTCTTGGTTAATCCCTTAATGTACTTTTCTTTATCGTTAGTCAAAGGATCATCAATAAACTCACCAGCAAACTGTCTGAGCATCCTGTGTATCGTACTAGTAGGCTTCATCTCAAATGATGCCACTACACACTTGCGCTTTTGCTTAATCAAGTGCAACGCTATCTGACCAGTTATCAGAGATTTACCGCCACCGTTACCACCTGCGTAAAGCGTTACCTCACCTAACCTAAAAGCAAAGTCACCATGCGTCTTAGTAAATGGCATAGTCGCATTATCGTTAATAGGTGGATTAATGTAGCTTTCTTCTATCTCACTAAGCCAATCTGAAACAATACGAACTTTCTGACCTACATCGTTATTTTTCAGATACTTTTCTACATCAATATCCTGTGACTTAACTAATCGTGCTTTACGCTCAACGTCTAGTTGTACTGCTACTAATTCTAAGTTTGTAGTCATCTTATGTGCCTCGCTGCTTCAATGATCCGTTCTTGTGCTTGCCTTAAACGTGATCTGTCATTATCAGTTAATTTAACTCCGTTGGCTATGTTGCTTGCAGCCACAGATACCAGTACGGACTCGAACTCAATAATCCTAAGTAAGTCTGTTGCGTAAAAAGCATTTTTAACTCTAGGCTTGTGATGAGATAACTTATCGTCAGGTGGAAATAACTCACCTATATCCATACCGATAGAGCCAACTATCTCCTGCACCGAGCAGCCACCGAAACATTTGAGCAAAATTCGACCATCTTCTGTTTCTCTTATCGCTAAGGAAGGGCTACGATCTTCATGACTAGGACAGCAAGCAGTCCACCTACCTTTTCCGCCTTTAA